CTCCTAGATCGTAACAATCGACCCTAAGTCCCTAAATAGGGACGGCCCTCAGGCCAGTCTCACATAGAATCCCTCACACCCCTTTATATGATCAGTAAATAGGGAATGCTGGTAACTATTCTAAATGGTGCATTTGGTTCTCGACTATGCATACTCTAGCCGTGGTGCATTTATATAGCGCCCCTCATGGCGCTGAGCTAGTCATTCATGGACTAGCTTCGGGTAAAGTGCAAAGGAGGCCTTCTGCCACCTCTGCACATAACCCTCCCAAGTAGGAAGAACCCCCACATAATTGTTGAGCTTATATATATCCAAAACATTACGAATATGCGCATCCCAGTAAGAAAACACCTTACTACCATGGAAAAAGAACTCCATATGTATAGCACGCAACATATCTGCACTCTGTGACTCGATAGTCACAACCTTTGAATGCGTGCAAACAAGCATAGTTTTGTATAAGGACTTAATCTCCAAAGGAGCAACATATGTCTTCTCTCCTAAAAATGTAAACTCTGCCTCCACAAATGAGCGTTTCAAAAAGGTAGCTTGCGAAATATGAATATATGGCACGCTAACAGCTTCCTTGTCCGCCATTGTGTAGATGACGCCAATCTTAGCCAGCTCTCCTACTATAGCCGTGTGATTAAACCACGGTGTCGAGGGTGATACGCCAGCAATATTGTCGTCGCCATACGTCATCAATGCTACATTCTGCTTGAAAGTTTTAACCTCCGACTCGGGATTCAACTTAAAATAGCAGAAGCGCATATAAAGAGCTCCAACCAAACCGTTGATGATGACGGTTAGGGAATGCCCCGACGGATTGGTACCCAAAAATTGCACCAAAGTTCCATCGAACTCCGCGAAAGCATATGCTACATCGTACGCCATACCTCGCATACGTTGTAGATCTTTCTCACTATATCCCAACTCCTTCGCTATAATTAGCAAAACACGGAAAGCCTCTGTAATCCACAAAGCTCCTTGCCTCTTGTCGTATTTGGAGTAATCCCCAGCCAATATCCTATCAGCACCATGCTGCACGAGATAACGAAACATTTCTGCCCATTCCGCAGCCTGACAAACGGTACCTGGTCCAGACTCAAACAAGAACTTGTTATTCTGAATCATCCGTATAATGGGTAAATAATACTGTCTCATGCCAATTGTCAGATGTATGGGTCCAGCCTCAAATATCCGCGTATCCCCAACAGCAGCTTTCTTCTCGGAAAGTGGCTCATCTTTGGGTTTAGCCCCGAAGATGGGACACGCACGTTCACCAGCATCGTATCTGGCCATCATATGCGTATACATCTCCATAGCTTCTGGACCCAAAGTGTACTTAGGAGCACCCTGCTCATTAACCCCACATTGCACCAAGTGCTCACGTTTACTCTGATACCAGGGCACCCCGGCACTCGAGTTAAAGTTGATAGGATTTACATAAGCCACACCTTCAGCCCCGTTGATAGCTGTATCCATATCATAAGGGTGAAAATCCTCCTTTTCAGCTTCCGGCAAACCTGACAAAATATCATTTGCTAAATTGTCTGTGCATAGGTTGATGACGTCTATGTCCTCACACACGGGAACGTGAACCATATCGGTAAGTGCACGCGAATAAGGTCTCCAGCCCAAATCTGGTTTGACCTTGTCACAAACCACTCCAATATTGTGAAAATAATCCGCAAATAAAGTTGCCCCGACCTGCGATTTATAAGAACTACGAAAACCCAGTTTAGATCCATACACTGCTAAAGTCCCGTCTGGAATCCACCTAACAGGACTCTTGGCATGCAACTCGCCAAGTTCAAATTTAGTTCTCCCAACCTCCAGTTTGACGGGGGCTAGTGAAGGTCCCACTGAGTGACAACGATCAAATGATCCCTCACACTGCATTGGAGAACGCTGTTGCACACACTTAGCAATCATATCATCTATAGTTGCCCTATCCAAGACAGCAGCAAATCCGCCAAAAGCTCTATCCTTGTCATGCATACAAGGTCCCCGTATGTTGTGAATTCCACCTATAACGGGCCCACTAGCACTTTGGATAATAAGAGGTGCTCCACAATCTCCATCTCGTGTGTCACCATACCCGTAGACTCCACTCCAATAGACGTCTGCTCTTCGCTCAAACAGGTTGGGATAACCTTTAATGCACTCAACAGCGGGGTGTGTAGCACGCACTATACGAGTACTATGCATGGTTATCCTCGTCATATCACCTTTCGCCTCACGCCGCAAATACACTGACGGAAACAGACCCTCGGCATCTGGTTTGGGAGCCAGAAAGGAACGCAAGTCACACATGGGCCTAAAGTTCGGCGTGTAAATTATAGCCAAATCCTTAGTGGGATGTCTATATACTTGACTCTGCTTCATCTTAATATCCTTGACATTCGATGTGCAACCATCTTTGCTATCGAAAACATCCATAGTAAACTCATCATTTACTGGTATCGTATGGGCTGACATCAAAATATATTGACTGCAAATACCTAAACCCTGCCCAGGAAATTGGTAATCCACTCCGTTCCAATGAAATTTACAAACCACTCGCAACGTCTGTTTTCCGATCTTTTGCATCACACCCTCAACGTTAGACCCAGAACTACACCTAGTTTCTCGAGAAACCTCCAACTTCTGCGTTGGGTACTCAGCAGCATACCACACATCAGGTCTCTCAAACTCTCGAGGTTTGGGGGGTGCCATATCCCCCTCCACACGCATCTTCTCCTTAGAGAAAGCACCTGCTAAGGTTGCCAAGAGTAAACCACCTGCGCACATGGACGCAACGGCCATAAGAACTCGTGGTACAGTCACTTGGCGGGCAGCCCTATTTCCAAAATCGCGCCACCACTCCAATGTGTTGTACCCATCCCCCACAGCCCTAATAAAATCTGCTGCTTCACGCTGACCAGCGTTAGTAATGACATCATTTATTAGGTCACCTGTGTTTGATAGCCTATTGAATCTAATCCGTAAATCTCGCACAATGTCTCTAGCTGAAGGAACACATTTCTTATAAAGTATATATGAACCATACATAGCCAACCCCGACACAACCAATTGTGCTATGGGAAGAGTAGGAGACCATCTCACTAACAATACCCCCTTCGCTTCATCTGCCAGAGTATAGCATGTGGGAAAGTTAGAGGCCACCTCCATAATGGTACCCTGCACTACCATACCTTGATCGTCCAATTCGTCTCCATACACTCCTTCCATACCTTCAACATCTTCGCCCATAGCTGAGGAGATTATTTCATCCCAGGGAGGTTTATCACGAGCTGGATCTCTTTTCCCCATCCAATTTTGAACTCTGGAGACCAAGCGTGGCAAAGAAAAACCCGATCCCGCCGAAAACGGTCTTGGTTTCGGACCTGCTAAAACACGTGGAGGTTCAACTTCCAGACCATCACCACCAGATTGCAAGTTGATCTCTACCATCAAAGGTTCGCACACACAAAACTGCTTGGGCGCAAGACACCTATCACACAACTCTACTTTCCCTATAGCCGAACGAGACTGAATGAAAGCATCTTGTGCTGCTCTATGCTTCAGAACTAGACACTTCATAGTTCTTAAGAATACATCTAAGGGAGCCTTGGTACACTGAGCAACATAGTACAGAAGACCATCATGGATTTCTATAGTTTCAACTGTCCACAGCCACCAATCAGGATAAGAACCAGGATCATCATGTCTGACTGTATCAGCTAAAGAAGACCCATTCGCATATTCTTCCTTCACGATAGGTGTAACAACCATATTGAACCTACGTAACACCGCTGCTGGATGAGAAAATCGCAACCAAGCATTGAGATCTTTCGTGTTTGTAGTAGCAGTCACTAACTCTGCTTTCACTGGACACATACCCTTATCCTCCTGCCGCGCTTTGTCTGGCATATATGAAATGTTGTTAATGACATTAATAATGGCGTCCAAAGATTTATCTTCTGGAGTCTTCAAACTGACTTTGGCTACATCATCAAGAACTATAGACCACATCCAAGATTGATAACCATCCCAAAAATTGGCATCAGGATTGACTGCAAACCTATACTCAGGTTCGATTGGAAGTTTCATGAGTAGGGCAAAATAGTTCTCCACCATATCTACAATAGTGGATTTACCTATTTTGGACTGTCCATAAATCAAAACACCGAAAGGACACCTCCGAGGTGCTGATGCAGCTCGTATGCCCCTAAGTTCCATCTTGATTTTGCGTAACTCTTCCTGAATTCTCCGCACTGTGGACTTCTCGTGTTCCTCCATATTCACACACCTTCGCATAATAATCTCCGACTCTACAAGAGCCTCATTGAGTCGGAAATCATAATCGTGTATAGTGAAACCATGTGGTTCAGGGTTAACCAAAAAGTCTTTCTCTAAGCGCAAACGCTGAGTGCTTTGGAAAAATTTCCCATAACGCTCAGAACTATGCCATAATGGTACCAAGGTTCCAGCGTTCCAACACTGAAAACCCTTATCACACATCCACGTAATGAGCTTGATAAAATCTCCCATCAAATTAGCACCATTGGACCAAACCGATGTCTTTATCCACTGATCCAAAA